GCAGATTTTGCAGATGGTCAGGCTATGGCTGTCCAGGCAACTTGCCGTCAGGCTAGAAAAGGTTTGTTTAATCCCGGAAAAAGAATATAGGAAACTGAATTATGCCTAAGAGGACAGAGTTAAATCAAGAACTGGACGCAAGATACGGTTTCCGTCCCTCTACTATAGAGGACATCGACCGTGCGCTTTTTAACTATGTAAACGACGACGTAAATGTGTTTTGCAACACAAATGAGGGCTTTAAGAAAGTTCCTGTTTTGTTTGCTTCGCCTGAAAGAGCGTTTTCGATCAAAGATGACCCTGAACTAAGGAAAAATGGCAGGACCCTGGAATATCCTCTTATATCTATTGTTAGAGGACAGATGATTAACAATCCTGCTAACAAAGGTAAGTACGGTGTATATATTCCTCCTTACTTTGGGTTTTATAAAAAAGGTGGAGCAATTCCTATCGCCCGTAGGGTGAATCAAGATAAATCAAGGCTGCGTGCTAATGCTACGGCAGAAAAAACATTTAAACAAAACACCTTTCCTTTTGATAATGAGAAAGTGGTTTACGATACTTTGTATGTTCCAATGCCAACATACGTTGAGGTCACCTACGAAATTAAGATGATTGCTGAATTCCAACAGCAGATGAACGAAATAATTTCATCCTTTATGGGAAGATTCTCAACCCCTGTAGTTTTTAAGATACAACACGAAGGTAATGTTTATGAGGCTTTCGGCGATGAGACCTTTACTAACGAGGGGAACAACTCAGGACTAGGAACTGACGAACGCATATTTAAATCTACCACAACAATCACTGTTTTAGGGTATATCTTAGGAGCCGATAAAAACGAGGATGTACCTGCTGTTATTGTTCGAGAATCCGCTGCTGAGGTTACAATTGGACGGGAAAGAACTGTCCTTGGCGACGAACCTGAGTTCCATGCAGGCAGAAAAGATAAATACAGAAGATAATGAACCTGGCGTTTCGAATGCTGCCCTACTATTTATTATTGGTATTTAGTGTAAGTTGCTAGATACCTTACTATACGATTAAGACCGAGGAGAATACATTTCGATGGCTAATAACTCCACTAAAAAGTTTAAGTTTATTTCACCAGGAGTGTTTGTTGATGAAATAGATCAATCACAACTCCCAGCCACCCCAACAGAGGTCGGACCAGTAGTTATTGGTCGTTCCCGCAAGGGACCGGCTGATAAAGCTATTACGGTGAATTCCTACTCTGACTTTGTTCAGACTTTTGGTAATCCTGTCCCTGGAAACGAAGGTGGCGATATTTGGCGTGAGGGCAACTTAACTGCTCCCACCTACGCACCCTATGCTGCTAAGGCTTGGCTCCGAAATAACTCTCCGTTGACTTTTGTGCGAGTTCTTGGCGACCAGTCTTCTGGCGCTACTGACCTTAACGGTGGCAAAGCAGGCTGGAATGTTGGCGAAGCTGGTAATGTTGATAATAACGGCGGTGTGTTTGCTCTCGTTGTATGGCCCTCAGCTTCTATAACTAGTGGATCTGGTTCTCCGAACGTTGAAGTTACTGGCGCAGTCGCTGCTCAGTTCTACCTTCCAAACGGCAGAGTTGTTTTGTCAGGCTCTAATTCTGGTTCAGGCAACTCTTCGGCACGAGGTAGTACACTGTATTCCTTCGCCACTGATGATGACTTTAGACTAAGGTTTGTAACAGGTAGCACAACTAGTGAACTTGTTGTTAGTTTGGACCCCTCTAGTCCTAACTTCATTCGCACAGTGTTGAATACTAATCCAACAATTACCAATGCGTCTATCACAGAGGCTGCTACTCGAACCTATTATCAGGGTGGTTTTTACTGGCTCGGAGAATCGTTCGAATATTCTAGCCAGCATTCGTCATCTACTTCGATTGGCTTGCTAGACGGTGGGTCTGACACCAAGTATCACGCTGCTATTATGCCAATGGCAGTCAATGGTGCTCTGACCACTCAGCAAAACAACTGGCGTGCGGCTGCAACCAAAGGCACCACAGGTTGGTTTATTTCTCAAGATCTCTCCGATAGTCATGCAGACTACACTGCCCGTAGTCAGCAAAGACTATTTCGACTTGAAGCATTAACTGCTGGTGAGTGGGCACAGAGAGAGGTTAAAATCTCTATCTCTAATATTAAGGCACCTACTGGTAATTTCCAGTCCTATGGTTCCTTCTCAGTCTTGGTTCGTGCCATTAACGATACAGACAATAGGCAAGTTATTCTTGAGCGCTATGATGAGTTGAACCTCAATCCAGCCTCTGAGAATTATATTGCAAAAAGAATTGGTGACAGGTACTGCGTTTATAGCGCTACCGAACAACGTAATGTAGAATATGGCGAATTTGAAAACCAATCGAACTACATTCGTGTTGTGATGAGCGATGACGTCGCTGCCGGTTCTGGTGAAACCCGCTGGCTACCATTCGGTGTCTTCGGTCCAACTAAATACCGTGACGTTTCGCTAGTTAGTGGCTCTGCTGGATTTGATCTTGCTGGTACTTATGGTCCTGTCGCTAGTGGCACCGTTCGAACTATGCTTAATGGTGCTGGTAGCGGATCTTATGGTCTTGCTGGGTACTCAGGCACAAGGACTGGCATTTTAGATGTACAATCCCTAGCAGGTGTAAGTGCCGCTTTTAGTGCCTCTATTAAGTTCCCAGGTATTCCATTGCGTATTAATAGCACTGACGGAAGTCCAAAAAATACCAAGAACACTTTCTGGGGTGCATGGACTGGTCGCTCAAGGAGCGATACATTTTACAATCCTGAAGTAACAGATCTACTAAGAGCTAGATCATTTGACGCCAAGAATAACACGAACCCCGCTGATCCAGCACTAGATGTTGAAGGGGAGACAACCACGAAAAAGGGTAGTGACTCTGTGGTCATTGCTTGGGTGTTCTCTCTAGACAATGTTTCGGGTTCTGTTTCCGCCGGCTTTGCCTACAATAGCGGATACCGTGCTGCTGGAACAAGTATTAGTGCAGCAGGATCAAATAACTATACCACCACTCTTGGTTTGGGAATCGACAGATTCACCACTACGCTTTTCGGCGGCTTTGATGGTCTAGACATTACTGAGCGTGAGCCATTCCGAAATTCTGGAATGAGTGACAAAACAGAAACCACATCTTATGAAATATATTCTCTGAAAAAGGCAATTAATATTGTCTCAGATCCAGATGATGTTTCTATGAATGCAATCACGATTCCTGGAATTACTGAAAAGGTAGTAACAGATGATCTTCTTGATACAGCAGAAGAGCGTGGTGATGCTCTAGCAATCATTGATATTCCTAACGCTTACGTGCCAGATACTGAAGCACTAGGTAACAGTCAGACTCGAAATGCTACCAGCACAGTAACTGCCGCAGTTACCAATATCCAGGGTCGAAGCCTTAACAACAGTTATGGTGCAACATACTACCCTTGGGTAAGCATCTTGGATACTGAATCCAACCAGAGACTCTGGGCACCACCATCGGTCGCTGCCCTCGGCGTCTTGTCTAATACTGATAGACTCCAGGCTCCTTGGTTTGCTCCTGCTGGATTCACCCGTGGTGGTCTGAGTGAAGGTGCTGCTGGTGTCCCTGTACTAGATGTTTCACAGAGACTGACATCTGACGATCGTGATGATCTCTACGAAAACAACATTAACCCAATCGCTAAGTTTCCAGCCGAGGGCATTGTGATATTCGGTCAAAAGACTCTACAGCAAACAGCAAGTGCTCTTGACCGAATTAATGTTCGTCGCTTGATGATCTTCTTGAAGCGTGAGATTTCTTTCATCGCCTCAAGGCTTCTCTTTGCGCCTAACGCCCAAGCCACTTGGGATCGCTTTTTGGGACAAGCTGAGCCAATCCTTCGTGATGTCAAGTCTCAGTTCGGTATTGATGACTTCCGACTAATTTTGGATGAATCAACAACAACACCAGATCTTATCGATCGCAACATTATTTATGCTAAGTTGTACGTGAAGCCCACCCGTGCTGTAGAGTTCTTCGCAATCGACTTCATAATTACAAACAGTGGAGCATCTTTTGAGGATTAATCCACTGAGTAACTATTTATTACGAGGAGCTAAATAAACAATGGCAAGTCTATTTTGGGGTCAAGCAAACGCAGAACCAAAACGTCAATTTCGGTTTGAGTTAAGTTTTACTTCTAGAAACGGTAATCAGAAAGGGGATATCCCCGTCTGGTCTGTTAAAACGGCTACTAAGCCAGTCGCTGCTGTAAGCACGATTCAGCACCAGTATATTGATCACGTTTTTAACTTTCCAGGGCGTGTTACTTGGAACCCAATTACGGTGACCTTAGTTGATCCTGTTCAGCCTGATTTGTCATATGCTTTTTTGGACATTCTTGGTGCAGCCGGCTATAAGTACCCAGATACAGCTAATATCGCTAAGATCAGTTTAAGTAAAAAAGCATTTAAAGATGCTATCGGCTCTGTCGTTCTTAAGCAAATTGATGGCGATGGGCGTGAAATTGAGCGCTGGGAACTTGTAAATCCAATTATTACCAATATTGATTTTGGTGGTACCTTGTCTTATGATTCTGATGATATGGTAGAGGTATCTTGCGAGATCACTTACGATTGGGCTGAGTTGTCCAAGAGCGGAGTCTCCAACCAACCACCACCTTCTACTCAGTAGTGGTTTAACACCACATAGCTAATCGGTTATAATTAAAAAGAAAGGTTACATTTATGAGTAGAAATCAAGACCGCTTAGGCTTGGATAATACACC